CCAACGTCTTAGCATTGGGAGGCTTTCTCCTTCAAGAGTTACTCGTATAGGTAACAGAAGGACTGTGGAGGAGCTATGCTCGGATACTCATCGGCTAACCGCTTGGGAGAAGGATATGGATGAAACGCTTTTATCTCGATGGCGTGAGCTTTGGTTCGACCAGAAAAGTACGAGGAGAAGAACTCCCTACTGACACCAGCCTTGCCTCTCGTACGCCTCCACAGAGCCTCAGGCGTATCAGTTAATAGCTCTCCTACCTCTATCTCTCCAACGATACGACATACTGGGTTTGAAGCGTAAACGACGATACGCTTGATATCGGGATGCTTATATAAGACCCTCCGATACTCAAAACGCTTAACACCAGAGGCAATCAGATTGACAAACTTAGGCTTAACTGAGAGCAAAACCTTTATCTCAGCACCTCTAGATCTCACGCCTTCTCCAGGCTCACTCAACTCTCGGGTGAGCTCCGCAAGCTGACTCTTAAGCCGTTGCACCTGTGAGGACAAAGAAGCTATCTCCTCATCCTTGTCCTTGACAATCGTCTGATGCACTGATAGGAGGATCGTAGCTGTGTCTCCCTTGAGCATCTCACCTTCCCCTGTGGCGACCCATTGGAGGTTGAGGTCGGGGAAAGCCTGCCCAATCTTATGCATAGATCTAGAACTGATCCCTTTTGTCCCCCACTGGATGAAGTTACCTGATAGACCAGCCTCTTTGCTGAATCGGTATCCCGTCATCCCCTTATAGCGGATGTACTGCAATAATCTCTCTCGCATACGTCTATTAATTAATCGCCTCGCCTCCACAGACGCAGAGGCGAGGCGGTTGTTAGGATTGTACTGAGATTAATCTCTGTTGTACCAGATGGCGTAGTCGAGGCGGGAGGAAACAGAGCCATATCGGCAATCCTCGGTAGCTCCCAGGAGAGCATCTACAGCCTCTTGGGTGAGCTTTACGTTGTAGTTGCCGAGGCTACCAGACTGGTTAGTGATACGCACCCCCTTCTCAAAGACTTCGTTAGTCAGTGTGTTTCGGAGTGCTTCGGAGATGATTTCCTTACCTAGGGCCTTGATCTGCGCTACAGTGGTATCTTCGTCCCAGAGGCCTCTGAAGATTCGGACTTCCTGTGAGAATCCTTCCCCTGCGGGGATCACGAGGCGGTTGAGGTCGACGCTGATTACTTCTGCGAACTTGCTTGTCTTGTTCATCGTTTTGTTCTGTTTGTGGCTTTCGCCGTGTTACTTATTTTCTTCTTGTCTCAGGTTTGACCCTTTCGACACTACAAAGATAAGTAGATTTTTCTACATAGTGCAAATTTCCCGAAAACTTTTTCGCAACTCACTGATTTGTAGTGGATTATTTTTTTTGGTATGTTGACGGACTGGAGAGTGTACTGCGCAAAAGATAAGCGGGGAAGCCGTTGCCGACTCCCCCGCTCGGAAGAAAATAAGTTTCGTTCTGCGAACAGATGACAAAACTCTTGGAGCTATGTGCTCGTTTCAATTCACGACACCCCGAAGAGTGGCGACAATCGACGGCTCAAGCCTCCGATACCGCAAAGGTAGGCAAAGCGTCTGAACAAACCAAACGAAGGCCGAAGGGCGCTCGAAGAGCCTTAGAATGTCAGTCGAACAGGGTCGGCTCCTCCTCCTTGACATAGTTACAGACCATCCACTCCTCTTGCTTGCGTCGAGAGGTCTTAGAGGCTGATATCGTACGCTCGATGCGGTGGATGTGCCAGCCGTGCACCGTAGCATATCGCTCGATATTATCATCAGGGAACATAGTTAGCATGAACTTACCCTTGACCTCTGCAAGGAGGTCAAGGAGAGCCAGCAGGTGGCTCTCGCCGAACACGCCCTCATAGTGGCCACAGTCACTACCGACGTAGGGCGGGTCGACGAAGTGGAAGGCATCTGGGCTGTCGTAGCATCGGATGACCTCGAGTGCGTCCCGATTTTCGATCGTGACATTGTCGAGTCGCTGGGCGAGGTGCTCACCGAACTCAGCCTTAGCGTTGCGGAGCTTTTTGGGCATCCCTCCTCCGAAGTCGTATCCGAATGTCCCGTCGAGCATGCTGGCAAAGCTCATCTTAGAGAGTGCCCAGACGGCCCACGCTCGGTCCATACGTGTAAAGAACTGGGGATACTCCAAGATGTGCGCTGCATGGGCATGCATATCTCTTGAGTGCACGGTGACCTCGATACGCGCCTTGAGGAGGTCGTAGTCGGTCTTGAGCACCTCGTAAAAATTGGTCATCTGCTGATTGAGGTCGTTGATGACCTCGCCCTCGGAGGGCTCCTTGGCGAAGAATACCGCTGCGCCCCCGCAGAAGGACTCTGTATAGAGGGTGTGCGAAGGTATTAGCGGCAGGATATGCTTGAGCATCGTCTGCTTGCCTCCATAGTAGGTAATAGGGGTTCTCATTTCGGATAAATCGTTGTATTTTTGCGGTCTCTCACCCACACTACATAATAGCAATGCGCCGATACGAAAGGAAAGGCATTAAGCCCTCGACCTTTGCGTATCGGCGCATATTTGTAAGTGTGAGGTGAGAGTCCACTTACGAAGGTCGGGGGCTTTCTTATACCCCGACCAGGGGAGAAGTTACTTGTAGTTGAACTGGCTCTTGCCGAAGAGGCGAACAGCCTTGTAGTAGAGGTAGGAGAGGACGACGAACCACGTCTGTGATCCCGCCTTGCGCCCCTTGAAGTAGTCCAGGGAGTGCGCTACCATATCTTGGTAGAGTGCGAAGTCGGCCTTGAGGCGATCCTGCTCATTACCTCCCATATTATACAACTCGTCGTGAAGAGCGCACTCCTTCTGGAAGAACTCATGGTGCGGTGGGCGCACCCAGCGAAGCCACCCCGAGCATGCCCCACATCCGTTAATCTTATTATCAGTTGCCATTGTCTGTTAGCTGAACTCCGCGGAGAATGCGGAGGTGAATATGCGTATTGAAATCGGCGATATTTCGCCAGCGGTAGCAGGCTCCAGGCGATGCGTGAGGGCGTATCGCTCCATCGTGCGGTCGTAGGTCTTTGGCGGGACTGGATATACGGCCCCTGCCTTTTGAGGTCCAGTCATCGACACCCCAGCAGAGCGGGCCATATCAATACCAGCCTCCCACGACCCCTTCATCGACACAGCGACATCCCACAGGGTCTGCCCAGGTAGCGTCGTCACATCCATCGTTTACGTATCTTGAGGATGAAGATGATGACAGCAATGATGATAGCGGTGCAGCCGAGCACTCGTAGAGTAGAGTTGATATCGGCGATTGCACTAGTCTTTTTCACCTGCGTCTCCACATACACACTGTCTACCTTTTGCAAATAAATGGTGTCACGCTGCGTTCGATCGCGGATGCGTGTACGCCACCGAACGACGAAGACAGTATCTCCCTTGGAGTGGATGTACACGCTGTCATGTACATAGATGCTATCACGTTGTACGCTGCTGCGGTCACTCCACTCTATACGTCGCTCACCTTTAACGACAGCAGTCTTCACCGCACCACAGGAGGAGAGTGCACCGAGGATGAGCGACCAAAAGATGATGAGCGCAATGAAGATCAGCAGGCGCTCTTTATCTACTCGTCTCATAGCTATAGGTCCTTATATTCGGGGATCGCATCGAAGCAGGGACACTCCTTGATGCGCTCCCACGGGTCTACGATACCGTTACCATTGGTGTCAGGAGAGAAGTCGCGATGTCCTTGGATCTTAGCCTTGGGGTATCGACTACGAAGCTCGCCGAGGAGCTTGCGGAGTGAGGCGCGCTGGGCATCAGTGCGATTGTCGACACCCTTCCCCGACTTGTCGATGCCACCTACGTAGGCGACATTGATAGTCTCCGAGTTGTATCCCTTGACCCCATTGCTGATAAGCTCCTCGGGCTGCATGGGATGCACGACCCCGTCAGCCGTGATTACATAGTGATAGCCAGGTCGCTGGAAGCCACGCTGCTGGAAGACCTGCTGGAGCTCCTTCACTCCCCACCCTTGGGGGGAAGCCG